TCCGGGGTTCGAATCCCCGCACGCTCATCTTTGAAAAGTGGCGGAAAGCCTTGTAAAATCAAGGTTTTTCGCCATTTTTGCATCTATTTCACGGTAGTCAAAAGTAACCCCAAATAGGTGGTTTTATTTGTCTTAAAGCCGTCTTCAGAGGCAAAATATCTTCATTTCATCTTCAAATTATCTTCAAAAAATATCCCTCAAAACCTAGAGTGCAACAGCGTTTTCTACCACGTTTGCTGGATTTTCTTTTTCCTCCATAATGTGGTTATAGACCTCAATTACCATTTTTTCCGTATCACCCATGAGTGCAGCAATCTTTTTAATACTTATAGCTGGGATCTGGTAGCAGAGGTTTGTGCAGTAGTTGTGTCGGAAGACATGAGCTGTCAGATTAAAGATAACCTGCAGATCTTCACTGCCGCCTGCAGCTAAGTTGATCTTGGTGGTGATCGACTTCCACATTTTGTCATATGAGCTTTTGGTCATGATCTCACCGTTCAGCTTGCCAAAAAGGTATGTTCCCGGCACTGTACGCATATATTGGTCCAGATAGTCCACCAGATAGCCTGGAAGGGGCACAGGACGCTTTCTTTCGTTCTTAGTACATTTTATATAGGGTGTGTTCTTGTCAAAGGCTACAGCCTCGTTTACGTACAATTCACGTTTTTTTAGATTGATTGTAAACTTGGTCTGGGCCAAAGCTTCCCCGCGCCGAAGACCGGTAGCGTAGATCAGGAGAACAAAGGCCTTTTCCCTGGGAGTAAAATCTGCAGCCTTAATAGCTGCCTTTTCTTCCGGAGTTAGAGGTCTTTTTTCATCGGGCTTGTATTTTGGAATATCAATTCCAGTACATATATCGCGGTAGGATCCTTCCGGAAGTTTTTTATCCTGAATCGCACTTTTCACTATTTGTCGAAAAGTCAGGGCGATTTGTTGACAAGTCCTTGGCATTTTCAGTGCGTTGTTGATAACTGACTGGAAATGGATCTTACGCAGATCCTGCAGGCGGATACTGTCCAGGATGATTAAATGTTTTTCTATGATGTTCTCATACATGCGCTGGGTGTTAAGCTGCCTGACCTTTTTATATACCGTTAGCCAGCTCCTGGCATAGGTTAAAAAGGTTTCATCTGTTGGTGTAACATATTTGCGATCAGCAACGGCTGCTTTCATCGCATTTACTTTTTTCTCCAGGTCACCGCTGGATTTGGTGGAATAGATAGGTATGTAGTGTTTGCGGCCGTCTGGGTTATAGGTCCCGTCCCATACTTTGGTCTGGAAGCGGCCGTCTTTACCGGGTGTATATTTTGCTTTTGCCATAAAGTATATCCTCCTGTTATTGAAAAATGGGTACAAAAAAGGCACCCTTGCCAGAGTGCTTCAGGAATGATATAATTTATTTGCGTTAAAAACTATATCTTCCGGAGCAATCTGGTAAGAGAAAATCTATGTGAAAGCCGTTCCTGTTGGCGCAGGAGCGGTCTTTTACTATTTATTCCTTTTGCTCAATTCTATTTTGAATGGTTGCTTTAAGCTTTTTAGCAGAATCGTTGGATAATAGTGATTTAAGCTGATAGTAAGCAACACTTCTTAACTTTTCCAGACGCTCCATTGCTGGAATATTTTGCCGAATCATATCGGCATTCATGCTTTCAAGGTTTACAAGAACAATAAGCTGTTCCACGCTGGCAAAATCTCTCATGTTCAATTTTTTATTTCCGGTTTCAATACGCCATTGCTTGGCTGTTTTTCCAAATAATGCCACATTAAGGATATCTGCTTCTGTAGCGTATTTATATCCTTGTTCTTGCTTTGTTAATTCTGGTGTGATTAAAAACTCTTTAATGGCATCCGTGTGTATGCGATAGTTAATTTTAGAAAGTTCACGTTTGGTGTCCCAACCTATTTCAAGACGGCTGGCTTCATCAATTTTAAGGCGCTGATAATCTTTAAATACATACAGTTTGAATTCTGGAGAAATCCATGAAGCAAATTCAAAAGCAATATCTTTATGGGCGAATGTACCGCCTCCACGTCCTGATCGAGAAGATATACCTATTGCGTTTGTGGAGGTAATCCATTTTTGAGGAGACAAAGTAAATGCATTTTCGCCAGCGTGTTTTTTAAACTCCTCGAATTCGAGGAGTTTAAATTCAGGATTGTACATTTGCTCCCACAGCCCCAGATAGTCAATAGTATTTCTGTTTCTAAGCCAGTTGGCAATAACGCCTGCTGGATCATCTGAATTTCTATATCTTGCAAGGTCCGTTAATGAAATATAGTCTTCTCCATCACTAGAGCCAATTACATTAATTTCTGTTCCATTAGCATTGATTTTCATAAAACTCCTTTCTTAACCGTATGAAAATCCAGACGGTTAGCTCTGATGTATTTCTAAAACGGAAATAGTTGAACTTGTAAGTAATTCTTACAAGTTGCTATTATTTCAGCCTTAATTCTATAAGTTCTTTCTGATATCCAAGGATCCGTGAAAGCTGATCTATGGTACACTCTTGATATTCGGAAAGTGTATCATCTCCAACAAGAAAATCCATTGCAAACTTATTTGCTTCCAATTCGTATCGGTGAGTATTGAAATGCGTACGTGTATCCATAAAAATAGCATTGGCTTTTTTATGTAGAAACATATGTCCAAGCTCATGAGCACAAACAAAAGCCTGTTCGTGTGGTGGCAGATTCTCATCTATATAGATGATATTATTTCTTTGAAAATATTGGTAAAACCCACGTACTCCTGTCAACGGGGCAAAGACAAGGATAACATTAAGTCCTAGAATAATTTCAAAGGGGTTACGTGTCTGGTGCTTGCGGACCAAAGCGTCAGCCTTTTTCTTTATATCCATAGGCTAATCCTTCTTATATTTTTTAGGGGTGTACTTTTCCTTGTTTTTCTTTTTAGCCATTTCCATACCGATCTGCATTGCAGAAAGAATAGAGTCAATAGCTTCTGGGCTTGCTGGATCACCATCAAACATCAGACCTTCCTGGGAAAGAAGCTGTTCGCGGGTATTGTTTAATATTTTTTCAATATCTCTTTCGTCTCGGCCGGTAAGCTCTGGGGCTTTTTCTTGCGTAGCATCTTCTTTCCCTGTCATGAGATAATCAACTGTCACATCAAAATAGTCGGCTATTTTTTTGATTTTTGCCGCGTTAGGCGTGCTTTGCCCCAACTTACTTATATAGCCTTTCCCGAATCCTAATTCTTGTTCGAGCATATTCATAGATATTTTTTTGTTTTTGCATAATTCTTTAATTCGTTCTTTCATGCCTATTTTGCGTCCTTTTCTAATCTCTGAAAAAATCGCAAAAATTCCTGTTGACATTCTGAATAAATCGCGTATAATGTAACCATAAGGTTCTGAAAAAATCGCAAAATACGGAGATATAAATAATGCCTCTGAATTTTTCGATAAACTTACTTGACAATTTGATTATAGGATATTTTCAGAAGCAAGTCAACATATTTGAGTGATTTTTTCAGAACTCTTTTTATAGGACAGGAGGTGAACAAGTTGAGCGAGATTTTGATTTACGACAATGTTTGCCGTGAGGCAAAGAAATCTGGGATTTCGATAAATGCACTTGAGAAAGATTGTGGATTAGCTATCGGTAGCGTGTGTAAGTGGAATTCAGTAAGTCCGACGGTGAGGAACTTGAAAAAAGTAGCTGATCGTTTAGGTGTTGCAATCGAGAACCTACTGGAATAAGAGAGGAGGCGAGAGATATATCCATTGAGAAGCTGCTGGAGTAGGGGGTGAGGAAAACGAATAGAACAAATGGTGTAAAAGAACAAATTTCAAATCAAAAGTTGATTCAGATATCTAATAAAATAGGTGACCTGGTTATTAGCAGCGGGCTGTCATATAACCAGGCGAAAAAAGTTTTTGATATTACTTTAGAAGCATTAAATGATGTTCCCTATTCTTTAAGTCCTTGTATCGATGAATAGTGTTGTACTTCAAAAGAAAAACCTGTTTGCGGATAAATGAGTTCATCATCGTCGGAATAGCTTTCTGGGACAAGACTAAGTTCTCTTATTCCGTTTAATATATGTGCAGAATATTCGGGTTTAACTTCGGAAGTGCAATTAGGACAAATAATTTTAGTGCAATTGATTGATTCAGGTCGAAGTTCAAATTTGCACATGCACTTATGACATTTTATTTTGATTTTGAAATCCATGGGTAATTTCTCCTTCCTTTTGTACTCGGCGCTGCAACGCCTGTACAGAAAGTATATCACCGGAGAGATATGCAAGACAAGATTGAAACCGTAAAGCTGATATAGAGAGGAGGCGAGAGATATATGCAGTATCCGAAAAAAGTAATGAAGCTCACTGAGCTGGTAAAGGAAATGGGGTTCCCAGAAGAATATCTACAGAGAGCCTATCGACTTCCAACGCAGAGGTTCGCTGGAAAAATGAACCCGATGAAGAAAAATAGCCCGATCATATTTGATACAGAAGAGTTTGAAAAGTGGAGACTGCGTCAGATAGAGACAGAGTCCCGGACAATGATCAGGGGATAGAAAGGAGGTAGAAGTAATGGCAAAGATCAAGAACTATGACGGTCAGACCGGCATGGAACTGTCCTATGTGGCAGTACAGGCAACCAGGCCAAAGAAGAAAACTGTGGACTGGGTAGGTATCACAGAGACATTTATAGCCGGTGGCATGTGGGTGATAGTCTTCATGATGCTTGGGGCTGCGCTTGCGGTCCAGGTGCTGTGATGGCTGTGCGGGAAGACCAGTGCGGTACCTGCATCAGGAAGAACCGGTGCATGGAGAGAAGCCGCTTACAGGCATGCAGAGGATACATAAAAAAGGACCCAGGCAGCGGCAACTGCGGAAGGTCCGGTAATAAAAACATTGTACACCCTCATTATACGGAGGGAGAAGGAGAATTGCAAGATGAGACTTTATGAATTAACAGAACAGTTTCTTGCGCTGCAGGAACTGGCGTATGATCCGGAAGTGGATGAGCAGACTTTTCAGGATACAATGGAAGGCCTTTGGGGCGAGATCGAAGATAAGGCGGATGGTTACGCCAAGATCATCATGGGAATGAAGGCAGATATTGAAGCTTTAAGGACAGAGGAAAGCCGCCTGGCTGCCAGACGGAAGGCACTGGAGAACCGCCAGCAGGCATTGAAGAACAACCTGGAAGCCAACATGCGTGAAATGGGGAAGACAAAGTTTAAGACAGCACTGTTCAGTTTCAATATCCAGAAAAACGGCGGCCTGCAGCCGCTGGTCATTGACGGACTTCTGGAGGACATACCGGGAAGGTTCCTGATCCCGCAGCCACCGGTTCCGAATAACGAGGCGATCAGGGCGCTGTTAGAGAATAAAGCCGTTGAGTGGGCACACCTGGAGCCACGCGGGGAAAGCCTGAGGATACGCTGATGACATCTGATGGAAAGATCGTACCGTACCGCATGTCCGTGTTAATGGAGATCGCAGCCAAGGTAGCGAAGACAATGGTGACCGGAGCGGTGAGCCTGAGCTATGAAGAAATGGAGATCGTGCTGGATTATATCCACCTCAATATCGAGGACAGCAAGCGCAGGAATGAAGCAAGAGAAAAGGAGAATAGAGATGTTTCTGAAGATAAGTGAGTTTAAAAAAGCCATGAAGTCAGCACTGAAGACATCCAGCGGACTGGTCATCGGGAATGTAAAAGGGCATTTTCTGGTACACACAAGCCTTTGGGGCGTGTGGGTGGAAAGTATTTATGCCACCAGTAAGTTTAAGGCAGCCATTGTGGAGCTGATCGGTGACATGCCGGAAGAGGAGACCTGTTACCGGTACCGCCTGGAAGAGAAAACACTCAAGATGGAGTACCAGGTAAGCTATGAGGATCCTTATGATAAGTGGAAGGAAGCAAAAGACTTTGCGTGCGAAATCCCTCTGGTATTTTACAGCTCACCTCATGAGCTGGCTGTTTACCAGATAAACAGTGACCGGTCTTATGTGACCGTGCTGCAGTCCTATGCAGCAGGGATGATGTCACCGGCAGAGCTTGAAGCGGGTATGGAACGTATGCCCGGAAGACCCAGTGTTTCCCCGGCCGGTTCCACGCTTTACTTTAAGAG